AGGGTGATCGGCTGCTGGGAGATCAACGGCGGCACGATTGAACAGCTCGAAGACGAGCAGGGTGAGCTTTACTACCGATCCTGCGCGCACGGCTATTGCCAATACTCAAGAGATCTGTGGTGCGCCGAGCTGCACCTAAGCCACCTACTGGCGCGCTGATTGCTCATTGATTCGCACCATCGTTGTCTGGGTACAGCGACTGCGCCCACTCCAAGTAGTTTCGATCCGGTTCAGGCATTAGCCCGGCTTTGGCCAGCATCACCTCGCAGCCACTAATCTGCGCGATCAGTTGGGCGGTGATGTCGGACTGCTGAGCCCAGGCACGCAGCAAGCTGGCGGCTAAATGACGCAGCTCGTTGATGTCGTCGCAGTCACGGATCACTCGAACGTGCTTTTCGATCTCAAGCTCCTCATGAAGCGGCAGCTCTAAGTTCAGCCACGCCATAGCGATCCCGCAGGATCGTCTAAGGGTAGCCACGGCAAACCGTTGACATTCAGCAGGGGCGCGCACCTGGTAGATGAGGTAGCTCGCAGCGCCGTGCGCCAGGTGGGAGATGGTTTGGGGGTTTAGCCCGCGAATACGTCGTGACTGCCCACGGCTACTGCCGTGCAAGTTGCGATCTTGTCGCCGACCCGGCCACCGCCCTTGCCGTTGACGAACACCGTGCGGCTGCCGATGGCGATGGGGGCCACGTGTGTGGGGCACGGGTTGCCAGGTAACAGGTGAGGAGTATTCACGTCGCCCTGGCGAGACCACGGCCGCCCGTTCACAAAAACGTCAAAGCTGCCTACGGCGCGGACCATCGGAGAGCAATGCGGAATATCTGGATCACCGACACGTGTTGCGGGTGGCATTAGTCCTCCTGAGCAGCTCAGTCAGTCTGCCCGGCCAACGCTCGATCTCATCGTGCTGGTTGCGCGTATGGGGTGCTGGCGGGATTACGGGTTCAAAGCAGATCACCTCATCGATCTCCTGGGGAATGTCCTCCCAGCGATCAAAGCGCCAGCGTGCGCCGCTGATCAAAACCTCAAAGCGGTGCCTCACGGCTTGGGCCATAGCTCACGCGGTGTTTTGCCGGTGGCCATCATCCGCGACAGGCGCTCGGCGCGTTGGCCCACCTGCGTGGCCCACTTACTGTCGAGCATCATCGCCGCGGCCTTGGCGTAGTCGCCGGCTTTAATCGTGGCGAGGGTGTTCTTGAACTGCAGCAGTCCACCTAGCCCCATGTTGAACGTCATGTCGAGAAGCACCCGCTGGCGCACCTCGTCCAGCTGGCCCACCCACGGCAAGGCCCGGAGCAGCTCGCGCTCCTCCCGTGCGATGTCGTTGGCCAGCAGGTAGGCGGACTCCTCGGCGGTGATGCCTCGGTCATCCAGGTTCCGGCCCACCCCGATGGTGAGCTTGCCGGCGGTGCAGCGATAGGGCTTCAGGCGCTCGCCCTCGTGCAGGCGAAGCTGCCGCGTCATCGCAGCGCGGTCAATCATTTGCGACGGTCCTTGGGCTTGACGCCGAGGATTAGGTCCAAAGGGCCGCCACCGCCCTTTTGCTTTGGGGCGTAGGGGAAGGCGCGCATCGCAGAGGAGAGCAGCAGCTGCAGCAAGCTGTTGGAACGCAGCTTGCTCATGCCGACAACCTCACTGGCCACGAACAAGGCCAGGCCGATGTATTCCAGATGCTGAGCGTCCATGTCGAACATGGTGGGTCACTCCAGGTTAGATGTAGTGCAAGTAAGTGCCGAGAATGTATTTCGGCCCGGTGATTGGTTTGCGTCCCGCGTGCAGCCAGGGCCACAGCGGCGGGAACATGAGCAGCGAACCAGCGCACGGTTTGAACGACTGGCCCCATGACGGAAACTCAGTGCAGCCGCCCTCCTCAACGTCGTTGAGGTAGAGGAACGCCACCAGGAACCGGCGTGCGCTTTCGTGGTCGTGCACGTCCACGTGATCCGGGAACTGGTCGGAGTCGTTGGGCAGGTATCGCTTGAGGCGCAGCTGCTCAAACGCCATGTTGTCCGGCCACTCGTTGCGCAGGCCGATGTCGTTGGCGTAGCGACTGAAGTTGGGGAAGATCGCCTCGAACGTCAGCTTGTGGATCTCAGGCCACTCGGCGGATACGTTCACCTCGGCGAACCGGTAGTGATCGGTCTGGTAAATGACGTGGTCCTGGGAGTGGGCCTCAAAGTGATCGATCACCTGCTGGCAGGCATCACGATCGAGCACCTCCGGGTAGTACCGGACAAAGTGGCTCAGCTGCATGGGGTAGTGGCCTTCTCAGGTCGTTGCCAGTATGGCCCAGCCAGAACCCGGCCCTTCAACCATCCAGCGTGGGCCGAAGTTCTTGTAGCTGTAACGCAGCTTCGCCCCCCAGTTGTTCACATAGGTGCCCGACACTAGATCGCAATCACCAAACGGGTCATGGACCACCAAACTCGTGTCGTCGTACCCAATGGCGCAGAGGTAGTGGCCTCCGCCTAGGGGCCTGCTGACCGGGCCTTTGTGGAGAAAGCCAAGCGGCACCGGGATTCCTTTGTCAATCTGCCTTTTCACCGTGTCGAAGTTGGCTTTCTGCGTGAACGCAGCCTGCACCCCATAGGTTGCCAGGGTCTTGATCTGTGCCCCGGCGTCCACCGTGTCTCCATGACGCAGCACGCGGCCGAGGTAGGCGTCGTCGCCGTTGGGGCCGTTCAAGGTGCCCGGCTTTATAGTTTCCAGCAACATGGCGCAGCTGCTGGAGAAGCACATCCGTAAGGCGTGCTGAGTAGCTGAGTCCCGCTGTGAGTAGTACGGCACGCGGAGCGGGTTTGTCTTGGGCGCTGGCTCAGGTTGCTTCCCGGCTGCTCGATAAGTGTCCTTCCATTTAGCCGTTCGACTGTTCAGGCTTGCCGGCATCGCTTCATACAGTTCGCGGATGCCAGCGACCTGATGGGGCAAACCTTTGTAGTGCGTGAAGAACGGTAATAAATCTTCAATCTCGCTGCGTTTGTCAGTCATCGCATTTGAGCTGGAGGGTTGTGGTGCTCAAAAAGTAGACGCGGCGCAGCCATGGTCACAAGGATTGGCACTACCAAACTGAGCATGGCGGCTGCTCCTAAGACCCAAGCCAGCTTGCTTTCAAGATCGCGCATCCGGCTGAACAATCCGTCTAGCTCTGCTTTTCGCTCTGTGAGTGCCCCTATCAAAGCGTCGACCTTGCCTTCGAGCGCCCCAAGTTTGTGGTAAATATCGGCGTGCGATACCTGCTCGTCACGCATGGCCTCATTCCTCTCAGGCTTAAGTCTAGGGGGCAGTGTTTAGCTGGTAGAGCCTGTGCTCTCGCCATCCTTACCACTGGTGCCGCAGGTGATTTTTGTGGAGTAGCCCCGGCTTGAGTATTCGTGCGTCACGCTCTGGATCATCCACGTGGAGTTCAGTGGATCGCGGAAGCCGGTGAGTGTGATGGGGCGTTCAGCGAAGATGTCAGGTCGGCCGGCGCAGGTCAAGTCGATTGTGACTGTGCCGCTGGCCAGGCTCTTGCCCCGGGCCTTAGCGGCCTCCATCGCCTCCTCCTTCGATGCGTGCAGCCTGCGATCCTGGTAGCTGGGGCCGGAGCTGCTGCTGTCGCCGACGGTGCTGCCGGTGATGATCCCGAACAGCGAGTCCAGAAAGCCGATGCCCCCGCCGGCCGTGCTGTTGGGCACCGGCACCTCAAGGGACTTCTCCGTGCCGGTCTCCTTGTCGTGGTACTTCGCCACGACCTTGCTGTAAGCGCCCCGGTCTTTAATAGTGGCCCGGTAGTCCTGCACCTGGGCCCGGTCAAGTGTCGCGGCAACCAGCTGCTCGCCTGATGCCCCTACCCCTTCGCCAGCTGGAATGAAGATCAACCGGCCCTCGGCCGGCTTGGATGTTGCCCCGTGCAGCCCAGCCAGCCGGGTCAGGAAGTGCGCGTCGCTTTCGGCGGTCTGATCAATGTGATCGATCAGGCGGTTGGTATAGCGCGAGTGCACGATCGGAATCAGGCTGTGCTCGCTGGCGATCTGGGTCACGATCTGGCCGATCGTTTTGTTGTGCCAACTGCGGGTTTTCTGCTCCTTGAGCTTGCCGCTGATTTCCATCGCCTTGGCCCTGATCTTGACCGTGGCTGGGGGGTGGCTTAGCTCCACCTCGTCGATCACGTAGGTGCCCATCTTCTGAAGGCTCTGCCCGTCGTGGGTGTAGCCCAGCGCCACGGTCAGCTCGACCTTGGCATCGGGCAGCGGCAGGTTCTGGCCCCGGTCATCCAGGCTGATCTCTAGGGTGTCGGACTTCTGCCCGGCCTCATCCTGCACTCTGATCGACAGCAGGCGATCAGCGATCTGCTGAGTGATGTCGTTGCCGCTGCTGGTAACGCTGAACCCGGGTTTCATGTCAGCTCCACAGCTTTAGCCGTGGCTCGGGGGGTGGTGGTGTCAGGGCCGGCAGTGTGATCTCGATGCCCTCTGGCAAGATTGGCAGCAGCAAGGCCAACTCGCGGTTCGCCTCCAGGGCGAGCACCGCCTCAGTCGAGCCCCGGCTGTAGCCGTAGAACCGGAAACAAATCTCATCCAGCTCGTCGCCTTGCTGGGTCAGGTAGGTCTGGGAAAGGCTGCTCATGCGATCACCCCAAACAGGTCACCAAACCAGCCGCCCCAGCCGCCACCACCGGAGCCGTCAGAGCCGCCACCGCCGCTGAACTGATCTTCACCGTAGCGGGCCAGCTCCATCGAAAAGTCCATTCGCCGGGGGATGCCCGGGCCCACGTAGACGGTCTGGGTCTCCTGCACCTGGGTGATGCAGTATTGCCCCAGCACGTTGCCTAGGCCGTCGATCAGCTGCAGCGGCTCGCCGCCCTCGGCCATCGTCCGCATGGTGTTGAGCTGGCCCAGACCGCCTCTGAAGTGGGGGTAGATCACCCCGTTCAGGTTGATCTTCTCTTCGCCCTTGCCGATGAACTGCATCGCCGGCTCGCGCCCCAGGCGGTCCTGCTTCTCCCAGCGGTAGGCGCTCTGCCGTTGCAGCTGGTCGTGGGCTGCGGTGTTGATCTCGAATTGGAACCCGCCAAGGGTCATCAGGATCTGGGCTGCCATGGTCAGTCGTTAAGGAAGGCGCGGACGCCCGACTCAGCATCAGACAGGAACCCGCTCAGGGCCATAGTGACCTGCTGGGCAATCTCGTCTGCGCTGGCGTTGGTGCCGGCCACGTTGATATTGACGGTGGGGTTCATGTTCATCCCCATGGTGCCGCCCCCGGCCATTGCCATCGCGGGCGCTGGCGTGGGCACCTGCGGGGGGTTGAGCTGCTGGAGCATCCCCATGGCCCCTGACAAAAGGCCGCTGTATTGAGGGGCAAACTTTTTGACCGCACCTTGCAACAGCTGGCCCAGACCGCCAAGCATCCCACCGCCCTGGGCAGCCGGTGCCGTGGGCCTGGCGGGGTACTGTGGGATGAATGGCTGGCTGAGCATCGGCACGCCAGCTGCGGTCAGCTGCGGCTGCGCCTGGGGCTGCTGGCCTTGCTGGCCCTGCTGCGGGTTGTAGTTCTTCTGGGCTTTGGCCACTCCGCGCATCCCATGTGCGGCGGAGGCGTGAATCGCATTATGCAGGACGGGTGATGCCTCGTTCACCCCGTCCGCCAGGGTGCCGATGATCGACTTGCCGCTAGCAGTCAGGTACTTGAAGGGGCCCTCCTTGGCGTCGGAGAAGGGCATCATCTTGCGCACATTGGCGAATACGCCTTTCACAGCGGCGTAAAGCGCCTGGGCCCGGGACAACACGCCCTGAATGATCGTGTCGATGATTGCCTGGCCGACGCCGACCACCATGCCGGGCACCGATTTGATGAACGCCACGATGCCCTGGAATGCCGTCACCGCCGCTGCCTTGACTGCAGCGAACGCGGCCCCCACCATGCTCGGGATTTGCATGAGCGCCCCCATGATCTGCTGGCCCAGCGAAATTGCGGCGCTGACGATCGCGTTAAAAGCCGTCTGCGCCAGGGTCCGCAGGCCGTTGAACGCCATCGCTGCGGCCGTGCCCATGTATTGGAACGCCCCGGAGAACATCGCCCCCAAGCCCCCCACGATGTTGCGCAGGCCGGCGAAGGCTTGGTTCACGCCAGCCACTGCTCGAGTGGCGTCACCAGTAAAGATGCCGACGATCGTGTTCCAGATGCCTTTGATCACGCCGACCACGCCGCCCAGGGCCTGGCCGATCCCGCTGAACATTTGACTGAGGCCGCCGCTCCATAGCGCCTGGCCGATCGACATGAGTGCGCCTTTGATCCGCCCGATCGCACCGGTCACCACGGCAAGGCCCTGATCGAACGCGCCCCGCAGACCGCTGGGGATCATCGCCCGCACCCAGCCCAGCCATGCCGACACCATTGTGCGCACGCCGCCCAGCGCCTGATTAAACCCGGCGGCGATCAGCCCAGGGTTGAAGGTGAATGCCCCGGCGACCATTTTGCCCAGGCCCCCAAGGTAGTTCAGGAAGCCGCCAAGGGCTGTCTTGATCGCACCGAACGTGGCTTGGAACCTGGCGGCGATGCCCTGGAAGGCGCTCGTCACCGCCTGTCGGAACGCCGGCACCTTGTCCCATAGAGCCTTGAACGCTAGGCCCAGGCCAACGATGGCCAGCACCGCAATGCCTATGGGCCCGGTGATCGCCGCACCGATCGCAGCCATGGCCGGGCCGATCGCGCCAGCCCAGCCGGCGATGGTGGCCCCCAGGCTCATCGCCCCGATCGCAGCCCCCAGGGACGAGATCACGCTGATGAAACTGGCGATAAACGGTGCAACCGCCACCAGCCCGACGAACGCAGCGCCCACGCCCACGATGGTGTTCGTCAGCCAAGGTGCTTTCTCCGCCAGCGCAGCAAAGCCCTCCACCAGGGGGGTGATCGCCTTGGCGGCAACCGCCAGCGCCGGCAGCAGAGCATTGCCCAGGGCGATGCCCAACCGCTCGGTGGTGGCCTTAAAGGTGTTGAGGTTCCCGTTCAAGGTGTTGATCGACTTCAGGTAGTCCTGCTCGACCGTGCCAGCTGCGGCATCACCGCCCGCATCCGCCTTGAGCTTCTCGTACTCCTTGCGGTACTTCAGCAGCGACATGAGGCCGAGTTTGGCCTCCTTGTCCCCGAAGATCTGAGACAGCTTGAAGACATCACCACCGGTGACACGCTGCAGCTCGTCGAGCGCAGCCTCCATCGGGTTGACGCCTTTCTTCTTGGCGTTGGCGAGCACCTGTTCGATGTTGACGCCGAACTTTTTGAACCGTTTGACCGCATCAGGCGCGGTCATTTTGAGCATGGCGTCCGTCATCCGGGTCGCCGCTTGCCCAGCATCCGGCGCGTCCTTGCGCACCATCTGCATCATCGCCGCCAGGCTGACCGCACCCTGCTTGCCTTGGATCCCCAGCGTGCCAGCTGCCGCCGCGATGGTCGGCATGAAGGTAGCCATGTCCTTCAGCTCAAACGCGCCGGCTTTACCTGCAAAGGCGAGCGCATCGAACGTGGACTTGAGCTCGGTTGGTTTGATCTTGAGGGCGTTCTGGAGCTGGAAGCCGGTCTTCGTAACGTCGGTCAGCTCCGAGCCGGTTGCGGTCGCAACCTTGCCCAGCGCCTCCATCGAGGCGACAGCATCCTTAAGGTCCAGGCCCTGGGCCACCAGGTCCTGGACGCCCTGCGCCAGCACCGTGGGTGCCAGGTTGGTCGCGTTGCGGGCTGACAGCGCAGACAGCTGTGCGCCCAGCGCCTTTAGCTCCGACTGGCTGGATCCGCTGATCTTGCCGATCTCGGTAAGCGAGGTCTCAAACTTCGCAGCGGTCCGCACCGACTGGCCCAGAGCCAAGCCGATTGACGCCGCGCCAGCTGCCGCCACTTGGAACGCATCGTTCCGCAGCATCCCCTTGAAGCCCTTAGCTCCAGCGGTTGCCGCGTCGTTGAACGTGCGGTTGACGTTGCGGGAGAAGCTGGAGACCTGGGCTTGTGCCGCCCGGAGGGAGGCCGCCAGCGACGCCGCCAGCTTGCCTCCGATCTCAACGGTGATCCTGCTGGTTGCCCCGGCCATTGCTTACCTCCGTTTGGTCTTGGCCGCGATCTCCTTCTCTACCTCCACGGCTGTCTTGTGCCATGCCAGCAGATCTTCCTGGGTCAGGTTGAGCAGATCTCCCAGGCCCCAGCCGGTGAGCTTGGCGACGATCACGCAGATGCGTCTTAGCTCTCGTCCTGGGGCCCAGTGAAACCCGCCATCACGTTGGCGAGTTTCTGGAAGTCCACTATGTCCAGCTGCTGGATGGTGGCAGGGGGCACGTCGCACAAGGCGGCCATCATGTTGACGGTCTTCTTGGCCTCGGTGCCCTTGCCTTCTTCGAAGGCCAGCTGATCGGCCACGGTGGGCCGGCGCATGGCCAGAGTTGAAACCTGGACCCCATCGACTTCGACGGGGTAGTCCAGGTCAATCGGGGTAGTGGGTCGGGTTTTCATCTAGGTCAGATGCCGATTGCGGAGCGGATGCTTGCGAGCTGATCGGCGCCATTGATGATCCGGGTCATGTTCTCCACGTCGATCTCATGCACCACAGACCCACCGATGGTGAGCTTGTAGTACCGGAGACCCATGAGGAACGTGGCCTCGGTGATTTCACCGGCGACCATTGAGCCGGGGTCGAACTCCTTGATGTGGCCCGTCACGTTGTAGACGATCGAGGTCGCATCCTCGCCGTTGGCCATCAGGGCACCACGGATGGTGGCCTGAACGGCTTTCTGATCGAGCAGGCCGAACAGATTGAGAACCTCGAGCTCGTACTCGGCCAGGACGAACTCCATTTCGAGTGCTTCCATGCCCATGTCGATCTGGGCTGGGAGGTCCATGCCGCCGCCGCGATACTCCTCAGCCATCACGGTGAGGCTCGGAGGGGACAGCTCGGTTACGCGACCGGCGTAGCCACGCCCGTCCACGTAGAGGCTGAAATTGCGAAGAGTCTTAGGAAGTGCCATGGTCGACCTCAGTTAGTGGTGAGAAGCTCGGTCAGGTAGCCGTTTGTCAGCACTGACCGGAATGTGACTCGTTCTGCCGGGTAGCAGGGGGTGAAATCAAAGTCGAACGTCACCTGGCCGTTGGCGATGTCGCCGGGGCCATTGGCCTCGGGATCGATCCAACATTGGCCACCGAGGATGGCACCGCGAGCCTTGAGGCTGCGCAGGTACTCGTTCACGCTTTCCGCAACGTCTTGGAGATAGGTGCGGTTTATGCAGCGATCGACCGCCCAGAGGTGGCCGCGCAGGATTGACTCGTTCACCATGTCAGCGGTGCGGCGCACGGAAAGGTACTGCCACTTGCTGTCGCTTGCGGTGGTGCGATTGCCCCATAGGCGGAAGCCCTGCTCCCGAATGATGGTGGCCACCTTGTTCTCGTTGAGGATGTTGGCTGCCGAGTTGGCGTC